GCCGTCACAGCGGGCTGGCATCGGGTGTGTTGCCTGTGTTGGCAGCCTGCCAGCTGCGCCAGGTGCGGCTGGCATAGGCGCAGGTGGCATCCAGCGCGTAAGTGGTGCCAGCGTTGTACGTGGCGGCGTCAGTGGCGTTGGTGCTGACCAGCACGCCGCTGGTCAGGAGGTCGAAGCGGGGGACGGCGATCATGCAGCCACCTCGGTTTTAAGCGGCTCGGCAGGGTCTGTCCAGACCTGCACGCCGTTGTTTTTGAGGTTGCGCAGGCTGTCGGCGCTGTCGGCCTGGTGTACGGCACCGGCTTGGGTGTTGCGCGCGATGGCGGCCAGGCGGCGCTCAAGTGCCTCATTGGTGGCGTTGAGGCGGCGGATTTCAGCCACCAGCGCATCACTGTTGGCCTGCGGGCTTTGCAGGCGGGCCAGCACACCCAGGGCACCGTCAGCGCCACGGCGCAGCGGCATGATGGCCTCGGGGCCAGCCTCGCCCATCAGGCCCATGGCAAAGGCGGTGGGGCTGGATACGATGCTGTTGGTAAACACACCACCGGTGGCGTACTTGGTCGGGGGCGGCGTGTAGCCCGGCACATAGGTGGACAGGATGCCGCCAACCCCGCTGGCTGACGCGCCAAGGTTGGCCACGTTGTTGGCGGCGCTGGTGCTGCTGCTGCCAAGGTTGGTCACGCTGCTGCTGCTGGCCACACCCGCCACGCCCAGCGCCTGCAGGTCGGCCACGGTGTAGCCGCTGGCGTTGGCGATGTCGTTGATGCTGACGCCAAAGGTGGTGGCGGCGGCGTTAAGTGCGGCCACGGATGCCGCGACGCCTGCGGCGCTGAAGTCCAGCGTGTTGATGTAGCGGTTGATGCTGGCCAGGCGGTCAATCTCGGCCTGACCCAGCAGCTCGGCCACCGTCAGGCCACCGGTGCCAGTGGTGCCTGATGCTGCGTTGCCCAGGATGTTGACATTGCCAAACAGGCTGTTGATCAGTGACTGGGCGGCCGTCAGGCCAGCCTGGTCTACGGTGACGCCGATGCTGACGTTTTTGTAATACTGCACCAGCCCGTTAAGCAACAGCTCTTGCTCATCGGTCAGGTCGCCACCGCTGGCGGTGATGATGGCGCTGATGGCGGTGCTTTGGCGCGTCAGCAGGTCAAGCGCGGCGGGGTCCTGGTTGCCCAGCGCCAGGGCCACCATCTTGGTGGTGCCTGCGGCTGCGGCGCTGATCAGGCTGGCATCTGCGTTGCTAAAGCCCTGCGCGGCCAGGGCCACCCACTTGGTGGCGTTGGCTGTGGCCTCAAGCGCGGTGGCCTTGTACGCCTCAAGCGCGGGGCTGTCGGCAATGATCTTGACCGTGCGCGTGGCGTCTGCAATGGCACCAAACGCCTGCGCCTTGGCGTCATCACTCAGCAGCGATCCGGTGATGATGTTGACCGTGCGGTCAAACCCTGTCACCACCGCAAACGCTTGTGTCTTGACCTCATCGCTCAGGGTTGAGCCTGCAATCAGGTTGTAGGTGCGTATGTAGTCTGCAGCGGTGGCCAGGGCTAGCTGCTTGACATCGGCGGGCAGCGTGCTGCCCTGCACAAAGTTGATGGTCTTGGCCATGGTGCTGGCATCGGCCAGCGCAATGGCGCGCAGGTCATCGGGCAGGCGGTCGGTGTTTGACACAAAGTTGACGAGCTTGAGGATTTCGCTGCGCGCCGTAACCGTCAGCTCTGCGGTCAGCTTGGTACTTAGGGCGGCTTTGAGGTCTGCCGTGTTGGTGGCACCGGTGCTGGCCACGGTGCCGGATATGCCGTTGACGGCGTCAAGTAGCTGCTGCTCATAGGTCTTGACGGCGGGCAGTGCACCCAGCTCGGCTACCACCTGCGCCACGGTGGCGGCCTGGCGGTTGTTGCCACTGACGGCACCGCTGGCGTCCAGGTAGGCGCGGGCGCTGGCGGCTATGCGGGCGCTTGCCTCTACGTTGCCGCCCTGCGCACCACTCAGGTCTGCCAGGTAGGCACGCTGGGTGCTGCGCATCAGCGCCATGGGGTCGAGCGTGCCGCCTGCGGTGGTGGTCAAGTCGCGTATCAGCGCGGCGATGCCTTGGCCCGCGTTGGCCATGGCCGAGCGGATGGCCTCAGCGGCCTGGGTGCTGGCGTCTGCGGCCTGCTGCATGGCCTGCGCTGCCGACTCTTGCTCTGCCGCGATGATGCTGGCGTAGTCTGCCTGGGCGCTCATGTAGTCGCTCATGGCGCTGTCTTGGGCGCTGATGATGTCTGCAGCTAAGCGGGCGGCTGCGGCGGCTACGGCGGCGGCCGTTTCTGCGGCATTGGTGGCCAACTGGTCAAGCGCAGTGCCCAGGGCTTGCCACTGCGCCAGTTTGGCGGGGCTGATGCCTGCATCTATGGCGGCGATAAAGTCGGTTTTGAACGTGTCTGCGCTGGTGGCCAGGGCGGCGGTGCCAGCGGACACCTGATCTTGCAGGATTTGCAGTGGCTCGCGCGTTTCACTCAGCGCCTCTCGCACGTTTTTAAGCTGTGCGGCGTAGTCCAGCGCGGCAGTGATCTGCTCTTGCGTGGCGGTGCTGGCGGTCAGGCCATCAAACACACTGGCCAGGTACGCGGGCAGCTCGCTGCCCTGCAGCGCGGCCAGTATGGCGCGGCTGCTGGCTAAGGCCAGGTTGGCGTCGGTAAGCTGTATTTCGCCGCTGCTGTAGCTCACGCCACCCGCGTTCACGCCTAGCGCAAACTGCGGGTCTTTGCCCTCTTTGCCGGTGTTGCCACCAAAGGCAAACTGCGCGGCCACAGTGCTGATACCCAACGCCTGCGCGGTGTCGGCATAGGTTTGATGCAGGGCGGTGATAGAGCGCGTGACCTCATCGGTCAGGCCCCAACTGCCGCTGTAGCGGCTGCCAGATGCGGTAACGCCACCGAGCGCGTCAAACGTCATGGCGCCCTCGCCCGTGCCTGCGCTGGGGGTTTTCTTGTTGCCCAGGATGGCGGCTATGGCACCAATGCCAAGGGCAATGGGGCCAAGCACCCCGGCAGAGATACCCGCAATGTCAAGTGCACCCATTCCGGGCGACATCAGCAGCGAGCTAACGCCGCCCGCCATGCCGCTGGTGGCGGCAGAGCCGAGCGCGCTGCCAATGATTGAGTTACTTGCGCCACCAGTGGCGGCGCTGGCCAGCGCGGATACACCGCTCATGCCCACCGACACGGCTACTTTGAGCACCTGCGTTTTGAGGGTGTTTTTGATGGTGTCCCACAGACTTTCAAAAAAGCCTTTGCCGGACTCAAAGGCGCGCATCAGGGCGTCTTCCCAGTATTTGCTGGATTCTTCGGCGGCTTTTTTGTTGGCGTCGGCCAGGTCTTTTGCGCCCTGCTCTGCCGCATCGCGCACCTCGCCTTTTTTCAGGATGTTGATCAACTGCTGCTGTGCGGCGATCTGGCGCGCCAGCGAGTCATAGGCCTCGGTGCCTGCGGTTTTGTTGGTTAGCTGGTCTTGCAGGCGCACCAGGGTGGTCTCGGCTATGGCGCTTTGCAGTTTGCCGTGGTTGTCGTACTCGTCTTGTGCGGCGCGCACGGCGGCCTCACTGGCGTTGGCGGTCTGCACCAGGCGCAAGGACTCGGCAGCCATGTACTCTGTCACGCTGTCGTAATCTTTGTTGCGCACATCGACCAGCCTGTTCATGGCCTGAATTTGTGCCATGACAAGTCCATAGTGGATCTTGTAGGCCTTTTCATCGGCGGCCAGGCGGTCTTTGGTGGCTTTGGCGGCGCTGTCTTCGGCGCTTTTTTGCTCTTTGAGCGCGGCCAGCAATTTGTCGGCTTGGGTTAAAGCGTCGGCTACTGATTTGGTATCGGTCACCGGGGCGGATGGTGCCGTCTGCGGGCCAATGGCGCCCCACATGCGCTGTATTTTCAAATACCGCTCATTGGCGGCGTTCATCAGTTTGTCGGCTTCAGAGTCCTGCCCAAAAAAACGCATCAGCTTGGCGTTTGATTCATCAATCCAGGCGTTGAATTCTAAAAACCGGGTGCTGAGTTTTGATAAAACGCGGTCACCAACATCAGCAAATCCGGCCCAGGCGGCGCTCATGATTCCGGTTTGCTGCGCAGCCACCGCCATTGCCCCAGCCACCTCAACGGCGGCGGGCATCATGCTGTTGATAATAGACGCGGCGGCCGTTTTTGATGCTAGGGCCAAGGTGGCCAGGTTGTCATTAAACGCATCGGCCAGGGGGGCTAGCAGCGCCATTTGCTCGGCGTAGGCGGCGGATTTTTCTGCGGCGTCCTGCAGCCCGGCGCTGCCCAGGTTGAGCATGGGGATAAGGTCCATGCCTGATTTGCCAAACAGCTTGACGGCCAGGGTGGTTTTTTCCATGCCATCTGGCATGGCGGCAAACACGTCGGCCAGTTGCTGCATGGCACCGTCTGCGGTGGTGGCGGTGATGCCCGCCTTTTTGAGCGCGTCGCCGTGCTCGGCCAGGTTGCCCGCTATACCTTTGATGCCACCGGCCAGCGCCTCCATGGTTGTGCCGGACTGGGCGGCTGCCAGCTCGTATTTGGCAAGCTCGCGCACGCTGATGCCTACGCGCTGGCTCAGGTCGTTGATGGCGTCTGCGGCGTCTATTGCCGCCTTGGTGTAGGCGGTGAACGCGGCCACACTCAGGCCGGTGGCCATGCCTGCGAGCATGTTTTTGGCTATGCCTGCGGTGCCACCCATGGCTTCTAGCTTTTTGGTTACGCCGTCGATGGTCTGGCTAACCAGGGGGCCGCCGTCTACGGCGAGGCGAAACTTTACGTCGGTTGCCATGATGGGTTAGCCCTTGGTGTCTTGTTTTTCACGCTCTGCGGCCCAAACGTCCAGCGCGGCGGCTTCCATGGTGCGCAGCACTTGCAGGGTGCGGGCGATTTGCTTTGGCGCCATGCGCTCGGCGTGCTGTAGCCAGGCGGTAACGCTGGCCCAGTCAAGCCCATCACGCCCGGCCATGCTGGTGCGCCACATGGTTTGCAGGCGCTGCCAGAGCGCCCAGGTTTTGAGGCTTTTCGGCCAGATATAGAACGTGGCCACATCGCCGACGGCCTGGGCCGCATCGTCTGGCGTGTCTGCCTGCAGGCCCCAGAGGGCCAGCGCGTTGTCAACGTGGCCCTGGGTTGCTTCATGGTCTGCGGCGGTTAATAGCTGTTTGCTGGCCCATAGGCGAACCAGCTGGGCTAGTTTTTTTCTTTACCACCACACTCGGTGGTGTAGGCTTTAAACACGATGCCCAAAATGCCGGGCTGTTTGAGCAGGTAGTCAAACGCTTCCTCGCCAAAGGCTGCGGGCTCGTTGTTTTCGAGCAGCACATAGCGCTGGCCTGACCAGTCGGTGACGTTTTCTTTCAGATAGGCGCGGATGACGTCGAGCATGGGCTCGCCTTCGCGGGCGTCGCGGAAGTCGTCCCAGTTGGCCTTTTTGCCGGTGAGGGTGAAGGCAAACTGGCGGGTTTGCGCGCCGTCTTTTTGCGTGAACTTAACGGGCACTTGCACAATGTCGCCAATGGCGGTTTTAAACATGGTTTGGTTTTGCGTTTAGTATTGATGTGGTAGCGCCCTGCGCTTTTGGCGCAAGGGCTAGACGGTTAAAAGGCTTAGAAGCTGGTGACGATGCGCACCTCGTCGTTGCCGCTGCTGGAAGGCAGGCAACGCAGATCGAGCGACACCAGGCGTTTGCCATTGGCCTCGGCCTTTTGCACGTTGGTGATCTGCACGCTGGGCAGCCAGATCATGACCTTTTGGTTGGCCACGGTGCCGTGGCTCAGGCCCACGGTTTGCAGGGTGGCGGCCTCGGCGGCGGCCATCATGGTTACCTCTTGTGCGGCGGTGAGGTCAAGGGTGATCTTGGCGGTGGCGGCGCGGGCGGTGATGTCTACGGTTTCGCCACCCAAAAGGGCGTTGAAGTCCACCTTGATGCCCATGTCCACCTCGATGCCCTGGCTTGGGTACGGCGTGCCTGCGGTGATGGCGGGCGCGGTGCCGGTGGCATGCGTGCCGCCAAAGGTGACGTCGAGCGTGTTGGCTTCGCAAATGAGTTGCGGGGCTTTCCAGGCGGTGAGCGTGGTGCTGGGGTTGGCAGCGGCGGTGGGGGTGGTGTAGAGGCCGAGGAATTTGTAGCTGATGACCGGGCGGCCATTGATGCCCAGCTTGAACATGGGTGCGCCGCGTGCGCCAGTGGCTTTGTGCAGCAGGCCGTCGTCGTACCAGTAGATGGTGCAACTGCCAAAGCTGGAGCTGACCGGGGTGTAGTCAACGCGGAAGGTGGCGGTAACGGTTTCTGCCATGGCGCAGGCCAGCAGGCTGTTGCCCCAGGCCGGTGCGACGGCTACGGTGCCAGCACCGGCCAGCTCGACGTCAAAGCTCATTTCAACGTAGCGGCTGCCCAGCAGCATTTCGCTTGCGCCGAGGTAGCTGCGAATCAAATCGCGGTCCACCTGGGTGACGTTAAACGGATTGATATTGAGGTTGCTCACCAGCATGGCGTTGGCCGCGCCGGTAGGCGTGGGGTCGGTGCCGTAGGTGACCTCGGGTTTGAGAAGAATGACGGTGTTGCGAATTAAACGGTTTGCCATGGTGGATTACTCCTGGACGGTAGAGGGGGTGATGAGGGTCAAGATGCCTGTGGCGGGGTCCAGGCTGTAGCTGCCGCCTGCGGGCGGATTGGCAGCGGGCGCGGGGGCGTCAGCCTGCGGGGTGGCGGGCTGCGCGTCTTCGGTGGTGGCTTTTTTGGTGGTCATTGCGGGCTTAAGCTGTTGCGGGCGGTGCGGTGGTGGCGGGCAGTTAGGCGGATAAGTGCGCACACCACGGGGGTGGCGGTGCTGCCGTCGTATTGCCAGTCGATTTGCGGCTGCAGGCTGATGTCGGCGCCTAGGGCGTCGCTGCTGAGGCTGGCCAGGCGCGCCCAGGCGTCGCCAAGTAGCGTGTCTACGGCAGCGGCTGGGTCTGCACCGGTGGCGGCGCGGGCATAACACTCGACGGTGTAGGCGGTTTGCCAGTCAAACATGGCGGTGCCTATGCCTGCCTCGTCACCCGATGCCTGGTCCAGGCGAACAACAATTTCTGCGGTGTGCCCGGCGTCTATGGCGCGGGTGCGGTTGGCGCTGATTTGCCCACTGGCCAAGGCCGGTGCTGCTGCTAGGGCGGCGATGATGGCGGCCTGGGTGGTGGCAAATACGGTGCTCACGCCGCAGCCTCCAGCAGCAGGCGGCTGATGCCGGTGCCGTCAAACTGGTGCTCGGCCACCAGGTAGCTGGCGGCACCCACCACCACGGCTGCACCCACCGGTGTGGCGGGCACGTCTGCAGTGGCGAGGGTTAGCACCGGCTGGCTGCCGGCCATGCCGTAGGCGCCCACGTTGCCCTGGGCATAGGCGGCGTCAAAAATGGCGGGCACCGTAACACTATTCACCACGGCATCCACATTGGCCAGGCGCGAGAAAACCGCCCTGTTTAGGCGTGTTTCTAGGGCGGCAAAGGCGGCTGCCATGGTGGCGCAGTGCTGGCCGGCGTTACGCGGCGACGGCGGTGTAGCAGCCGAGCTTAATGGCTACGGTGGCGCTGGGGTTGGCGGCGGCCTCAACCGCGATGCCTACGCACTGCTGGCTGGTGGTGGTTTTGTTAACCACCTTGTTGGTGGCGTCCCAGAACACGCGGTCGCCCACGGCGATGGCCAGGGCGCTGGTTTTGCCGATGGTGACGACGCCCTCGGTGATAAATTCACCGGCTACACCGTTGGCCACCGCGTTGACGGCGACGCCGAAAAGGCTGACGCCAAACAGGTAGCCGACGCCGCTGGCAACGTCTGCGCCGGGGGCCAGGGTGAGGGTATCGCCCTCTTTGATAAATGTCTTCATGGTACGGGGTCTTTCAAATGGGGTTGTGTGTGCTGGGCGGCACGCGGGCCGCCCTGTGCGCCTGGGTTACGCGGTGGCTTTCAGCAGGCCACGGTAGTCAACGGCCTTGGCGGCAAAGTCAAGGCGGCACTTGTAAGAAACGCCGTCTGTCTCAAAGCCAACTTCAGACTCGATAACCGGGCCTTCTGCGCCGTCCAGGTAGCAGTACTCCACCGTATCTACCTGGCTATTGGCGGCGGCCAGGTACCAGGCGCTGGTGCTGTTGGCGTCGAGCACCGGCTCCACGATGGGGGTGACGGCGGTGCGGCCACCGGCGCGGAACTCGTTGATCTCCGCCTTGGTGGCGGGCACATAGTTGGCGCTTGTCAGGTTGTAGGCAGTTTGCTCGAGCGTGGCGGGCACGATCAGGAACGCAGGTGCCAGGTTCAGCTCTTCAGACTGCAGGCCTTTTTGCAGGCGCATGGTGGTGCGCCCGGTGGTCAGGGTGCCAATGGCCAGAGCGCTGCTGGTCAGCAGGTTGGCGTGGCCGCCGGTGGTGCTGACCGCCGTGGCATTGAACAGCGCGCCACCGTCTGCCAGATTGGCATTGGCGGTCAGCTGGCTGTACACCGTGCGGTTTTCCAGGCGGCGGGCAGCAAAGCCAAAGGCGGTGACCATGCGCTCGAAAGCGCGCAGGTCGTCGTTGACGATGGCCTGGCGTGTCAGGCTGACAATGCGGCCATAGGTGAGCATGGCGTATGTTTCGCCGCCGTCGCTCATGGCACCGTATTTGAATTCGCCTGCCTCATTGGTTTGCAACAGGTCCGGGGCACCCGCGAGCTGTACCACCGACATGTTTTTGAAGTCGGGGGCATTGGGCGCGCGGCGTGCCCACATGGCATACGTGCCGGCGTTTTCGTCGTAGGCGCTGCGCAGGCGTTTGTTGGCCACGTTGGCA